ATGGCGCGCATCACACGCCCCCTCACCAACAACGAAATACTCAAAGCTAAACCCCGTGAAAAAGACTTCACACTTCATGATGGGGATGGCCTGTTCTTGCTCGTCAAAACCTCTGGTAAAAAACTCTGGCGATTCCGCTATCAGCGTCCGGTCAGTGGCAGCCGAACCAATTTAAGTCTCGGCTCATACCCTGCACTTACACTTGCAGCAGTTCGTCAGATTCGCGACCAACACTTAACCACCATTGCCCAAGGCATAGATCCACAACAGCAACAAGAACAGGCGTCAGAAAAACGTCAGATTGAGCTGGATAGCATTTTCTCAACTGTGGCCGCCAACTGGTTCAAAATGAAGAGCAAAAGCGTCACAGAAGATTACGCGAAAGATATTTGGCGCTCATTAGAAAAGGATGTTTTTCCTGCTATCGGCGCAATACCTGTTCAGGAGCTTAAAGCCAGAACAATTGTTGAAGCACTGGAACCAATAAAAGCGCGCGGGGCGTTGGAGACAGTTCGCCGTTTGATACAACGTGTTAACGAAATAATGATTTACGCAGTCAACACTGGCCTAATTGATGCTAATCCGGCATCTGGTGTTGGTATGGCTTTTGAAAGACCCAAAAAGCAAAACATGCCTACGCTGCGGCCAGAAGAATTGCCAAATTTAATGCGTTCTTTAGTTATGTCTAATTTGTCGATTCCTACTCGCTGTCTGATTGAGTGGCAACTCCTGACTCTTGTACGTCCTTCTGAGGCTTCTGGTACTCGGTGGGCAGAGATAGATCTCGAGGCAAAACTCTGGACAATTCCAGCCGAAAGAATGAAAGCCAAACGTGAACATATAGTACCTCTTTCATCTCAAGCATTAGATATTCTTGAAGTGATGAAACCTATCAGTGCTCACCGAGAACATATTTTCCCCAGCAGGAACGATCCGAAACAACCTATGAACAGTCAAACTGCTAATGCTGCACTAAAGCGAATCGGGTACGCGGGGAAACTTGTTGCGCACGGAATGCGTTCAATAGCCAGCACCGCGATGAATGAAACAGGATTTAATTCTGACGTCATTGAGTCTGCTTTAGCTCACATTGAGAAAAATGAAGTAAGGCGTGCCTACAATAGAGCATTATATTTGGAACAAAGGAAAGAGTTAATGCAGTGGTGGGGTAACTTCATAAACAAAGCCATGTGAGCAACATGGCTTTCACAGATGTATAAATCAAATCACCTCCAAAATCTCACTAAATTTATTTATAGAGTAGGTAGGGATGACATGAGAGTATAACTCTTTGAGTTTGCTCTCTCTCTGAACATCATCTGCACTCCAATGAGTAATCGAAACTAATACCTTCCAATAATCAGGATTATGTTGTTTCCCATATGATGCAAGAATTGACTCAATACCAGCACTATTAGCCATAGATATATCTTTGATTATTGAATCGCCGACATAAATAGCATCTTTTAAATCAACACCCTCCCGATAACAAATATCACCCAACAAATGTGGATTTGGTTTCTTTTCATCCTCACTCAACTTAAAAATAAAATCACCGTAAGATTCAACCCAATCCTTACTATTCCGATCTAAATCATCATAATATCTATCATTAGGAGCATATAAATGTTTTAAGTATTTTTTCAAGCCTAACGACTCTAGACGAAATAGAGCATTCCTGACCGGAGCTTCTGTATGTCCAACAATGACAACACCCCGTGACTTGAGCTCTTCTAAGGTTTCTAACACTCCAGGATAACAAACTAATGTTCTCTTTCTAACCGAGTTGAAAGCATGAAATGCTTCATCCAACTCAGACAAAATAATCTCCTTTGAAACTCCATTGAACTTCCTCTTGACCGATTCTAATTCCAAAGTCGCAAATGGATACTCAGAATTCCCATGCTTTAAGTGCACCTTTTTAAAATCATTTGTAAGTTCGTCTCTGGATACTTCTAATATTTCAACCAATTTATCAAACATAGCAGAAAAAGATTGAGCGTAAAATGAGACCCAATCGTAAAGTGTGTTATCAAGATCAGTTATTAACAGTTTTTTCATAATTAGTCCAGTATAATTTCACCATTATGTTCAATGGTATTATGTTTAATATTATAAAACATAACCTTTATCCTGTCGCCTTCGAAATCTAACTCAGCGAATTCGTTGCATCCGACAAGATGTCCTTGAATGACGCCTGTACTACCTAAACTGACGATCCATACTGATTTATCATGATTGTCAACCTTTCTACTAACCTTAGTAACACACCGTTCGTGAGTATGCCCATGAAGAATGAGATCAACACCATTTTCAAAACACCATTTTAAAATTGCTTCTGTATCATATACCAAACCGCTAGCAACCCCAATATAAGGAGTTTCAGCGTAATTAACTGGATACAAATTATGATGCAAAACTACAACTCGATAACCACCTGTGATTTTTTTATTACGTTTCCATCCCATTTCTTTTGCTGCATCATCTCTTTGTTTGACACCTACATAGCCCTGTCCCTGGAAAGCAAGTTTATGTTGCTGTAATGAGTTTGAGTTCAAGAAGCATACATCCACTACTTTTTGATTCATTATTAAAAAACGTTTTCCCATTGACAAATATTGATTGGCGTCGGTACTAACAATATTTCTGAAGAACTGTTCATAATTTCTTTTAAATTCTGGCAACACATCTACTGCAATTAATGATTCCCACTCATCGCTTGACAGATTCCCATTACCATGCTGCATTTCGTGGTATTTCACTAGAGCCTTTTTAACATCCGCCGAGTAATCTTCGCTAAAACTAACATCGTGATTACCAGGGCACATACCGATACCATCAATATTTACTCTTTTAGATGAGCATAAGTTTTCTATAAATTCTTCTGCTTGCTTGAACTCATTTTCTGTTGCGCGCCAAGTTATATCCCCGGAGATAAGGACCCCCTCAACTTCTTGTGCCCAATCCTTTATTATTGCACTTAGTTTTTTTTGATCACGCTGATCGAATTGATGATATTTTTGATTTTCATCAAAGTGTAAATCAGATAACCAAAGCAGTCTTCCTTCAGTTAACTCGATTGGCCTTTTTGGAAAGACAGAGGGAACACTAACATTTGCATTACTCAATATTATTTCGTGAGTTTTATGCTTGCCTGAGTCAAATTTATCAACAAACCATATAGTCCTATCTTGACAACGCAACTCAAGTAAGGAAGATATTTGCTTACCCGAGTAAATTTGGAACATATCATTATTTTTGAAAAAATCTTTCACAGCACCTGAGTATGCCAGCCCATTTATTAAACCTGAACAATCAGAAACTTCTTCTATAGATGAAAAATTGAACCACACATTATATTGCTGATCACTATAATATGGCGGTGTCATGTCACGAACAGGACAAGGGTGCTTATCGAAATTGGTAGAAATACCGATTAAATTTGCAAAGTATATTTTTAACTGGCCACTATCAAAAAGGTATATTTCCAGAGGATTATTTTCAGATATTTGAGCTTTTAAATCATTAAACTCCCTTGGACATTGTTCATCAGCTTTTGCCCACCATCCCCACCAAACTGAGCCCTTAGATTTGATTATATCCTGATGTAGAGTGATTGTTTCTCCGGCGGGTGTGACCAAATCCCTGAAACGAAGAATGATAGTTTTGCAATTCATTTATATTCCTTAAATATTCATTTAAATGTCGGGTTCTCTCTACTGATATAAATTACAATTAAAATCATTGGTAGGGAAGCGCGCAATGCTTTCCCCGCCACGCCTGCCCGCTTAAGGGGTCGCTTTTAATGCAAGTGCAAAGGCGGCCTCAGGCCGCGCCGGGACTGGCGCTGGTCGGGAGTGCAAGGGCGGTAAAACGCATGCAAAGCCATGCACCCTTTGGATGCATGGCTTAATTCGGGAAAAATGGCGGGAATTACGGGGATTTTTTGACAGGCTACTGCGCGGCCAGTTCGGCGCGTCGACGGGTGTAAATCATGTTCTGTGCTGGGGTGAATTTTTCACGATTGTCATCCCGCGAAGGCGCGTCAGGCCTGTATCCGATGGCCGTTAAAATGTCGCTGTCCTGTGCAGAATAATTAATGTCATTTCCTGCGGCCAGCCAGACGGAAAGAGCTTCTCTCAGGTAAGAGGCTGAACGGTCAAGCGCGCGATTTTTTATCATCGCGGGCTGGTTTTTAATCCCCATCAGCTCGGGTGCCAGCGCGGCGGTCAGCTCTGCGCCGTTCTGCTGCATAAAATCTTGCAGCCGGTTACGGATGCTGATGCGCTGCACCTCTTCATGCGAGGAAATGTAGCGACCGGCGGCCTGATTAACCTCCCATTTTTTTACGTCAATCAGGTCACGCAGCGTCTGTAATCTGCGGGAACCGGATGCGCTGTCATCCAGCAATAATCCCTGATATTCCTGCACTGAGGCGGCCAGTTCGGCTTTACAGTTCAGCCACGCGGTTTTGTTCGTCTGACAGGCCTCAAACGCCTGCTGTAAGGTCAGGGTGGTCACGGGTTATCTCTCCTGATTAATGGCGGAACGGTGAGCTGTAGCAGCCTTTTACCCGACGTGGAGCTGCGGGTGCTGTCGGCATCGGTGCGGGTTTCTCATCGACGACCGGGGAACGTATCACTTCAAAAATCGACTCATGCGTTTTGAATGTCGCCGAGCAGTGCACATTCTGGCACTGCAGGTAACTTTCTTTGACGCTCTCCGACATATAGCGGCTGGTGCGAACGTGGGCCGCCGTGCGGCAGAATGGACAGCGCATCATGACAGTAATCCCCGTGCTTTCAGGTCGGCCTCACGTTCCCGCATTTTTTCCTGCCAGACTTTGCGCTGGCCGGGCGTGGCCGCAACGTCATGCTCCATATGCGGCAGCGTGGAGGCCGACAGTCCTGTTTTAAACAGCACCGGTTCATCGGTCAGACGGATATTGCAGCCTTTCACGGCTTGTTCAAGCCACGCTTTAACCTGCTGCATAACGGCCTGCTCTGGCTGGATATAGCCCTGATTGCCGATGGTATTGGCAAGCGGATTTTCTTTAACCAGTATGCTGAGCTTCATTGCTCTGACGAGGGCACCGCAGCTTTCACGCAGGGCAGCATCGAGTTCATGCTCGGCATACTGACTGAGGACGCCGTGATGTGCCTGACGGTATGCTCTGGCCGTGCGGTCACAGGCTCCCCGGAGGCTGTCCAGCTCAAAAGCCAGCACCTCAGCCATGTTGTCACATTCCTGCGCCAGTTCACGCCGTGTCACGCGCTCTATATGGCGTTGTTTCAGCTCATCGGTAATGACAGCACCACCGGCACGAAAGGCGGTACGCCAGGCTCCCGAATCAGTGCCGTTTTCCTGCTCCAGTTCATTTTTTTGCGTTTGCACCTGACTGATGGCCGTCGCGGTTTCGTCCATGCGTCGGGCATTGGTCAGATGTGCTTCTCTGGCCGTCTCAAGCCGTTCCATCAAGGGTTTAAGGTAGTCGGGAATAACAGCAGTCTGGGTCATGTCGGGTCTCCTCTTCGTTTCAATCTGAGGAGATTCTGCCGCGCCAGACACAACAACACGATTCATTGCCGTTGTGGCAAAAATGGCACAAACAGACCTTAAAACCCGGCTGGCCAGAGAAAGGTCTCAGGAAAACCTTACTCACTGTTTGTTTTTTTACTAATAACTATTCACTACTGTTCACCTTGAGAAAAAAGATAAGTAATACAGTTAATTAAATGGTGAACAGTTGAAGGTCTGACTGTTCACCGTCTGTTCACCACTGTTCACCCTTCTGTTTTTCTCTGTCGATACCTTTTAGACTTTATTTCAATTAAAAATAGAAAATATATAACTAAAGGAAATAGAAATTGCTGCATTATAATGCAGTGATTTGCATCTGTTTGCCAGTGTTTGCCTTTGTTTGCCATAGCGAAAAGTCAATGTTTGTTTCCCCGAAAATCTCACATGACCTGAGGGAAAATATAACCATAATAAGGAGCTACCTGACGCCGGAAAGACACGACCGGCACTGTATGGACTTTATGAGGTAGCCCGATGCACACTGTTTTTTCTTCCCCGTCTTCAGCGCCTGCAGCCCCATTGATGCCGCTTTCTGATGTCGTCCAGGAGCGTTTTATTCGTCTGCCCGAAGTGATGCATTTATGCGGCCTGTCCCGGTCAACTGTTTATGACCTCATCAGCCGGGAAGCCTTCCCGAAACAAATCTCCCTCGGTGGTAAAAACGTGGCGTGGGCGCAGTCTGAAATCACCGCATGGATGGCGGATCGCATTGCCGAACGCAACCGGGGCTATGACGCATGATGATGACCGTTCAGCAAACAGCCCCTTTTTCTGGCTTGCTTCTTTTCGTCGTTTCCAGGTATAGTTTTCCCGCTGTCGCAAAATCGGCAGCCGGGCGTGAGAACCCGAGTTACTTCAAGGCGACACCAGACGCGCCATGCGTCTTTTTTTGTGTCTATGCCTATGTGCACCTGTTGTTTACGCATCGGTTCTTTAGCCGTTGCTGTATCCGCGTAATGGTGGCTCAGGCGGGGCAGCCTTCGGGCTGGCCGGTTCCCTTGAAGGCCGGTTTCTCACCCCCGTCTGGGCTACCACCCGAGCGTGAGAACTCCGGTGGTGGCGATAACCGCTACTTCAAGGAGGTTGCCCTTATGGCTACGACCCTCACCCCGTCACACCCGCAGTTTGTCTTTGTGTTTGCCGCCGTTCGTCGTGCAGACCGTAAACCCCGTATCTGTATGCTCCGCACTGTTGCCGGTGATGAGCACGCCGCACGCCTTTCTCTTGTTCGCGATTACGTCCTCTCGTTTGCTGGCCGTCTGCCGGTTGCGGAGGTGCGCGCATGAGACACACCACCATTACCGCCCGTGACCTCGAATGCCTTGAGCACATGCGCAACGTCGGCCAGCTTGTCAATGAGCTGATGCAGGTGCAGGACTGCGCCACCGTTCGTCGTGCCCCTGCGCAGCAGTTACAGCTCACCTCCGTGATTTATCTCATGACCGCCCAGCTCGACGGTGTGGTCGAACGCTGCAATCAGCACTGGCTGACCGGGGAGGGCAACGTATGAAAAAACCATTACCGCCCGTATTACGCGCCGCGCTGTATCGTCGCGCCGTGGCCTGTGCATGGCTGACCCTGTGCGAACGTCAGCACCGCTACCCGCAACTCACCCTCGACACACTGGAAAGCGCCATTGCCGCCGAGCTGGAGGGCTTCTACCTGCGCCAGCATGGCGAGGAAAAAGGCCGTCAGATTGCCTGTGCACTGCTGGAAGATTTAATGGAAGCCGGACCACTCAAGGCCGCGCCGTCGCTGTCCTTTCTCGGGCTCGCCGTGATGGATGAACTCTGCGCCCGCCATATCACCACACCGGTACTGCATTGAGGGAGAAAATAACAATGAAAATGAACGTATCAGAAACCGTAAAACAGGCGTGCGGCCACTGGCCGAACATTCTCCCGGCGCTGGGTGTGAAGGTCATTAAAAACCGCCATCAGGCCTGTCCGGTGTGCGGCGGTTCTGACCGTTTCCGCTTTGACGATAAAGAGGGGCGCGGGACGTGGTTCTGCAACCAGTGCGGCGCTGGTGACGGGCTTAAGCTGGTAGAGAAAGTGTTTGGCGTAACCCCGTCAGAAGCTGCCGGGAGGGTGAACGCCGTTACCGGCAACCTGTCGCCGGTTGCCCCGGAGGTGATTGCAGCCGCAGAGACAGAAACCAATGCCGACCGCCAGGCGGCCGCCGCGCTGGCCGTCAGGCTCATGGAGAAAACCCGACCGGCCACCGGCAACGCCTACCTGACCCGCAAGGGCTTCCCCGGTCGGGAATGTCTGACGCTGACGACCACACACAAAACCGGCGGTGTGACGTTCCGCGCCGGTGATGTGGTGGTGCCGTTATATGACAATACCGGCGCACTGGTTAACCTTCAGCTTATCAATGCTGACGGTCTCAAACGCACCCTGAAAGGCGGTCAGGTCAAAGGGGCGTGTAATATCATCGAGGAGCAGAAACAGGCCGGAAAACGCCTGTGGATAGCGGAGGGCTATGCGACCGCGCTCACCGTGCATCACCTGACCGGCGAAACCGTCATGGTGGCGCTGTCCTCCGTGAACCTCCTTTCTCTGGCGAGCCTTGCCCGTCAGAAACACCCGGCCTGTCAGATTGTGCTCGCCGCCGACCGCGACCTTAACGGCGACGGCCAGACAAAAGCCGCAGCGGCCGCAGAAGTCTGCGAGGGCATTGTCGCCCTGCCACCGCTGTTCGGTGACTGGAATGATGCGTTTATGCAGAAAGGTGAAGAGGCCACGCGTAAAGCCATTTATGACGTCGTCCGCCCACCGGCGCAAAGTCCGTTCGACACCATGAGCGAGGCAGAATTTACCGCCATGAGCGCCAGCGACAAGGCTTTGCGGGTGCATGAGCATTACGGCGAAGCGCTGGCGGTGGATGCGAACGGCCAGCTCCTGTCCCGCTATGAAAACGGCATCTGGAAAAATATCCCTGCCGCCACTTTTTCACGGAATGTGGCTGATTTATTCCAGCGCTTACGCGCTCCGTTCTCATCCGGGAAAATCGCCTCGGTGGTGGAGACCCTGAAGCTGATTATTCCGCAGCAGGACACACCAGCACGTCGTCTGATTGGCTTTCGCAACGGGGTACTCGATACTCAAAGCGGCGTATTCAGCCCGCACCACAAATCGCACTGGCTGCGCACGCTATGCGATGTGGATTTTACCCCGCCGGTGGACGGGGAAACGCTGGAGACTCACGCGCCGAACTTCTGGCGCTGGCTCGACCGTGCGGCCGGTAAAAATCCACAAAAACGCGACGTGATTCTGGCCGCGCTGTTTATGGTGCTGGCGAACCGTTACGACTGGCAGCTCTTTCTCGAAGTCACCGGTCCGGGTGGCAGCGGGAAAAGTATTCTGGCCGAAATTGCGACATTGCTTGCTGGGGAAGATAACGCCACGTCAGCCGACATTGACACGCTGGAAGACCCGCGCAAGCGTGCCTCCCTGATTGGCTTCTCGCTTATCCGTCTGCCTGACCAGGAAAAATGGAGCGGTGACGGCGCAGGGCTCAAGGCCATCACCGGCGGCGATGCGGTCTCGGTTGACCCGAAATACCAGAACCCGTACTCAACACATATTCCAGCGGTAATTCTGGCCGTGAACAATAACCCGATGCGCTTCACCGACCGCAGCGGTGGTGTATCGCGCCGCCGGGTGATTATTCACTTCCCGGAGCAGATTGCCCCGGAGGAACGCGACCCGCAGCTCAGGGATAAAATTGCGCGCGAGCTGGCCGTCATTGTGCGTCAGCTTATGCAGAAGTTCAGCGACCCGATGACAGCGCGCACACTGCTCCAGTCACAGCAGAACTCCGACGAGGCGCTCAGCATCAAGCGCGATGCTGACCCGACATTTGATTTTTGCGGCTATCTTGAAATGCTCCCGCAGACCAACGGGATGTTTATGGGGAATGCCAGCATCATCCCGCGTAATTATCGTAAATATCTCTATCACGCGTATCTGGCCTATATGGAGGCTAACGGGTACAGGAACGTGCTCAGCCTGAAAATGTTCGGGCTGGGGCTGCCCATGATGCTGAAAGAGTACGGCCTGAATTATGAGAAGCGACACACAAAGCAGGGGATACAAACCAATCTGTCGCTGAAAGAAGAAAGCTACGGCGACTGGCTGCCGAAGTGCGACGAACCCACAGCAACATAACCTCACTCAGACCGGCAACAGCCGGTCTTTTCCTTTCTGGCCATTGCCACAAGGTGAACAATCCACTGTTCACCCTTCACCGTATATTCACCCTGTATCACCATGAAATTATTGATAAAAAACCGGAGGTGAACAGTGTGAACAATAAAACCTGAAAAAACTTTTTATCCCACCGCGCATCGCCTGACCTAGCGCATCCAGAACGAGCAAAAAACACAAAGGTGAAGAGTCGACTGTTCACTCTTCACCAACTCATCACCACCTAACCACTTGATATAAAATGAGAAATAACCGAGGTGAACAGTGTGAACAGTTAAATGCAAAAAAACTTTTTTTCTGTGCTTATTATTTAAGAAAAAAGACTACATGAAAAAGGTGACACATTTCTAAAGAGGGATGGTATTACTATGACATTTGATAATTGGTACACGTTTAGGTACACAACTGAAAGTTGAATACGGAAAAATCCTTTATATTTAATACATTGAGAAATTTATTCAGACTCCGCCAGCCCACCAAACATTCATTCATGATGCATCATGAACCTTAAAAAATCCTGTAACTTCAACGAGTTGCAGGATTTTTTTGTTGCGTGTGTGGTCATGATATCTGTATGAATCTTGAGCATTATGTATCTTGTTTTGCACCGCGTTGCCAGAACGCTAAAAAAAACAAGGTGCAAAAACATGCCTAAAATGTTGAAATCCCTAACCAATACCGAGATCGCTGCCGCCAAGCCGCAGAAGACCGAGTATATGCTGCGCGATAGCGACGGACTGGCGTTGTTGATTAAGCCATCCGGCAGAAAGATCTGGTACTTCGAATACACTCCCCCGGCGCTGAAAAAACGGACCAAAATCAGCATTGGCCCCTACCCGGTAGTCACCCTCGCCATGGCGCGTGATTTCAGGTTGCAATATCGGCGTCTACTCGTGCAGGGCATCGACCCACAGACCCATCTGGAGCAGGTTGCAGAGGAGCAACGACTCCAGAATGAATGCACACTGGAAAAAGTTGCGGAACAGTGGCTCAAAGAGAAAAAACGGACCAGCGATCTTAGCGAAGATCACGCCAAAGATGTCTGGCGCTCGCTGGAGATGCACGTCTTCCCCTCTTTGGGTAACAAACCCGTTGCCGAGATCCGCCCGAAGATGCTCAAGGAACACCTCACACCGCTGGAAGAACAGGGCATCCTCGAAACACTGCGGCGAGTCATCTCACGGCTCAATGAAATCTTCCGCTTTGCCATCTCCGAAGAGCTCATCGAGTTCAATCCAGCTGACAACCTGGTCGCCCGCTTCAAGAAACCGAAAAAGCAGAACATGCCTGCCCTCCACCCCAGCGAACTGGGCAGGCTAATGCTGGCGCTACAGAACGCCTCTATCCGCAAGGAAACCCGCTGCCTTAGAATGGGAGCTACTGACCTGGGTTCGCCCCGGCGAAGCCGTTAGCGCCCGCTGGTGCGACATCGATATGAAAAAAGCGGAATGGCGTATCCCTGACACCTTTATGAAGATGAACCGTTCGCACACGGTGCCACTCAGCAAACAGGCGCTGCGCGTTCTTCAGGTTATGGAACCCGTCAGCCGCCATCGCCCGTGGTTTTTCCCCAGCATCCGCAAACCACTGGAGCATATGCACCAGCAAACCGCGAACGCCGCACTTATCCGAATGGGGTTTGGCGGCGAGCTGGTCGCCCACGGCATGCGCAGCATCGCCAGAACGGCGGGCGCAGGTCATTTTCCCCGTGAAGTTCTGGAATCTGCACTGGCACACCAGAAAGAAGACGAGATCGAAGCGGCCTACAATCGCAGCAACTATCTGGAACAAAGGCGACCGCTCATGCAGTGGTGGGGAAACTACGTTGATGCCGCCAGACGGCAGGCGCTGCTCGGTGCTGAAGAACCGCTGCAGATCGTGGAAGGAGAATAATGTGATCAGTCCTATTCGTCAGAATCTGTTTGAACGGGAATGTGAGATGCCGCTGCTGGAAGCGCGGCATCTCGCCCTTCTGCTTCTAGGCCTCAATGCTTCCCAACCTGCAAACGCCCTGCCGGAAGAACATCAGGAAAACTACCGTATCCTGCACGACGCCATCAGCCGGACCATTAAGGCAACAGGCATGGTCAGTGCCCCGGCGAACAAGCGCATGTTCTATGCCGATGAGATGTTTGCCCTGGCCTGGCGGCTTATTGATGTCGAACTTACGCCGCCAGAAATTAAGTCCCGCAGCCTGAAGGCGGTGATGAAACTGTCCCGCAACAGCCGTGGCCGCAAGTGGCTGAAGACGCTTGGTGACGATGCGCTGCCGGATCTCACTGCTTCAGCACAACCTTCTCTGCGGGGGATGCATAAACGCGACAAAGCACGGGAGAATACAGCCCGGCTCTGTTGGCTGCTGGTTCAACTTCTGGTTGAGGAGACTGATGGGCGTTATGGGACGTCTGATAAACCGGCTTCGGATGGGATACTTCGAAAGCTGAAAACGCTGGCACAGGAGCGGGAAGTGCCGTCAGATGGGCTTGGGCGAGGGACGTTTTATGAGGTGTTGAAGATGGGGCGGGAAAGGGAAGTCTAGGACGTTGCACTCTGACTGAACTTAGCAAGTTGGTAAGGCTCACAGTACTGACCGTGCAAAGAATATTGTCACCGCAAGCAATAATTACCTTTATAAATTAACTCCCAACATTACCAATATTAACCATTGGTCTTTAGTTTTCTATGTAGTTATCATATGTTTTCCGGTAAGATAAGTATATTTAAATACCTTCACCCATAAAACTTAACATTAACACAAATATCAAAAGAACATGAAAACTGTTTAAAAACCATCATTTATCCAACTGAAAGATGTTTCGTTTAACAAGGAAAAAAAATGATTGAAGATTACGATTTAGACTTTTTAGCTGTTGGAGACAAAACTAGTGGTGATGCAATCTTCGTAAGGACTTTTGATTCTATATACGGAGCAAATATAACCCTTATTGACGGCGGCTACGCTGGGACTGCAAGCAATATAAAGGACTTTCTGTCAAAGTGGTATGAAACCAATACTATTGATAACATGGTTCTCACTCATGGAGATAAAGATCACATATCAGGTCTAATTAAAATTATAGAAGAAGGTGACATTGAAGTTAAACGTTTATGGGCATTATTTCCCTGGGACTATGCCCAAGACCTTATTGATGGGAACTATTTTGAAAATAGAAATAGTACTACATGGTTAAGCCACGAGCTCCAACGATTATATCCAAGCCTTAAAGACCTTGAGGATTTAGCAAAAAAAAATTCGATCCCTATAAGTAGCCCATTTGCGGGTTCTTTCATTGGTGCATTTGAAGTTCTTTCACCGAGCAAAGAATTTTATCTTGACAATATTGCATCTTCAGCAAGAACAGCAGAGGAGAACAAAACTCGCTACTATGGAAGGTCATTATTTGAGTCTGTTTTTGCAAAGGCTGCAGACTTCACAACAACATTTAAGGAATGGGGATATGAAAAATTTTCCAATGAAAGTACATCTCCAGAGAACAATAATAGTCTTGTTCAGTTTGCAACTCTTGGCTCGAAAAGAGTTCTTCTCACTGGTGACGCGGGAGTTGAAGCTATTGGCCTAGCATTAAATCGAATATCTAATAAAACAATTCCTGTAGCCGACATATTTCAGGTTCCCCATCATGGCTCCAGAAGAAATTTATCTTCAGAATTACTCGATTCAATTATTGGTGAAAAATTTGCGACTCAGAGAGAAGCTGAGGCAGCAGAAACTATTACGGCAGTAATTAGTGCAGGAAAAAATGACTCTAACCATCCAAGAAAAGCAGTTGTCAGAGCCCTATATCATAGAGGCGCAAAGATTTTCGATACAAAATCAGGAAAATTCCATAAAGGGACATCTACTAGAGGCTCTTGGATAAAAGCAGTAAAACTCAGTTATCCATCCGACATAGAAGAATGATAAGTTTTCTACAAACCAATTCATTATAGTATATGATGTTTGCCCTCAAAAGGTGAACATCATCATAATGTAAAGCCTGAAAAATAACTTTACATACCAATATTATCCAATTTAATAAATCTTCACGTTTAGAATGTCATGATCTAACAACAATATTAATGTCGTTTTCTGCAACAATCATCATTACAGCTGGCAATCCATCTATATTCATTTTTTGATGCAACTTATTGATTAATTTTTCATCTTCACTGCTGGCTTTCGATGAATATCCCTGTGGGTGAGAATGCCATTCGCCCACATAATTGACAACGTGAGCTGTTAGTTTCTGAACCTGTTTTAATGCCTCCAACTGTCCTTCCTTCCCACGAACAAAAAAAACAGGAGATGACTGACTGTCTTCTGGTTTAGGGAATACATCAACTAGAATAATCGTCTTATTCTTAAAATCAGTTACGCCAATAATAGCGCCCCCAGTTTCATTTGGCAGAGCATTACAACGGGTATCGTACAGTTTTTGAACTAGCCCTTGATCATATTTTACAACCCATTCTTCTGCAACCGTTACCACAACAGGATAAAGCTCAATTTCATGAGCTTTAACAGCCCCTGAAACGTCATCAGATTCCCATATACACAGGCGAGCATCATTTTTTAGAATAGTTGATCGTAACTGGCATGAAAGGATACCAGCATGAAGATGAATGTATTCATTAGACATGCGTACAGAAATATCCCTACATCCCCCACCAACCCAGCGATCACCATAATGGTGTTCTAGGTGAGATATTCCCCACTCGCTACCTAAAATTGCACGATAGTATTGCCCTTCCAGGGCGTCAATTCGTTGTTTTCTGTCTGTATCCTCCATTAGCATAACGCTGGATCTACCTGATGGAGTCAAGAAAAGACTAACTATCCTAGGAATATCATTCCTCAATGCCATTGTTCTTGAAACTTCTAAGGTCGTACTTATATCCACAATGAGATGTGCTTCTTTTAGAGCTTTTTTAATATCATCATCTTCTTCAAGAATACTTTTATTGATTGCTAAAGGAAGCGGTTCATGAGGATATATATTGGACGCTAAATGTTGAACAACTTGAGTCTTCGGCAGCCCAACAAATGCATCAAATCCAACATGGCGGGAGAGATTGTGCGGAAGGAGTTGGTCAGGATCGATGAATGTCCAGTGACCCCAGCCTATTCGTATCCAGATATCGGCTAATGTGCTACCTAAAGCGCCTAATCCAGCCAAGACACCATTAAAATTTGCATTATTAGAATCAATTGCAGAAATATCTCTGGCTTGTGAGGCATTCATTGAAGAACGAATTTCAACAGGTAATAGTGGTATTTTTTGCCATTCTGTACTTACTGCATCACCAAGTAAACGTACACGGTGCCATATTCCTTTCTCGTTTTTCGGAGCCAATAATTCTAATGAACATGCAAGCTCAAATAAGGATGTTTGTGCTATATATCCCATTACATCTATACGTTCTATTGCTCCATTTCTTAGACGAGGAACCCAGAGCAGGATCAATAGCCCCTCTCCATTTTCTGACGTTGGACGGATGCCATCAGCAGATATAGCATCAAAAACAGTATCAGTAATGTGCGGATAAAGTTCACTCTCCCATGTTTTTAGTTGTTCTTGTAGTTTACCCAGATTATCTGGATATGTTGCTACTGATGAAGTTTCAACTGGAGGAACTGAGATCGTTAATAATCGGACAGGTTTGATACCCCGATTCTCATTCTCAGGTATAGCTCTTAAAGTTATCGGATAATCGTTGCCAACCCTCTGGAGGCTAAGCTTATGATCAGTGGAATGATGATAATCAAGATGATTGGCTGGTAAAATGAGTTGGTAAGGACTCATATAAAAAAGCTGTTCAAGAGGTTGATCTTCTCGGTGCAGACGCTGCTCAGACGATTCTCTAAGCCACCAAAAAATTCTCTCTAGAAAACGTTCTGGAGTCCAACTGCGCTCTACTGCACTCCAAGATGCTTCGTAAAGACAAAGAATTCGCGGAGAATTTTGCTTCCCAGCATGTTGATGTGACAAAACAGGGAAATCTTTACGTAGTGCATGAACCAGAACAGGAAGTTTGAAGCCAGGATTGACTTCAATAGCCAACCGTTCTTTGCGCCTAATACGACCTGGATTTCCAGAGGAAACTGTACCATCGGCAACGTCAATAATAAGATATTCCGAACGATTATTATTTTGCTCAGCAAAACGTAGCTCACGAACGGTTATGTACGAATTTTTTTCGCAGGATGCCAGTAGCGACGCAGTCAACGGGTACAATTCGTGGCGCCCCGATAAATCGAGGCGTTGTCCCAATTCGAAATATTCGATCATTGATTTATAATACCTGCACGAGGTGCGGCAGCAGTAGCTACACTAGCTGCAGCAGAAGCAGCACCAACAATCGCTGGTATCAACTTACCATCAATAGCTACTTCAAATTCGAGGATGGCCTTATCTTTAAGATCTCCTGTACAACTAAACCACCCGTCAACATTATCTAAAATATCATCATACTCCCGCTTTGCTCGAATACAGGGAGGATCATAATCGTCATCAATTATCTGTTTACTACTGGAAATTATTGTTGCACCATTACGAGCTTGTCCCAAAGCATTACGTGCAGCCTTACACACCTGAGCATCTTCCCCCCATTGTGACCAACTATAATAAGAGAGAGAATGCCATGAACAGTGATGGGGTGTAAGAAGAAGATCGTACTCCAGCACTTGAACATCATTTTCGTAGCGGTTCCATAACCGCTCCCAAATGAGAACTTCTGCGTCCCCTCCGATTAAAAAACGCATAGGGTTACGAGAGTATACTGAGGGCAGTATTTCCATATTCATGACTATACTAGACTCATTTTTAGAAAGAGCCTCTTCAAGTTTTTCGTCATCTTCATGCGGCGCAGGCGCCAAAAGACGCGCAGAAAACACATCTGACATTTGCCCATCAATTCTAGAAAAAGTATCTCCGGCTCTAATAAGAATTGCGCTCAAATCGTCAGTTTTACCATTGACGTCCTCACCCATAATAAGAATACGGTTACCACTGAATGCATAACCATGATCCCGCCAATATTTTACTCTACGCCGAGCCTCAGAATTAAAAGCTTGGGCATCTTCACAAAGAGTGTGATTTTTAGAGCGGCGACGAAAAATCAAAGGTGAAGACCATAGCTCACGAATAATGATACGTCTTTCAGAACGCGTCAGGTGATCATCGGGGTAATCTTCAGGAGTTCCCAACCAAAAGTGTTTTCGTAAACCACCACAATGATCTTGATCTGGATGACTCAGCATAAAGACATCAATGAAAGGGCGATCTTTATCATCATATTTCAATCTGCTACGTAAGGCTGAAGCTACATCTGGAGTATCATCACGAGGATCATCAGCAACTGACCGAATATGGACATCAATCAGAATAGATGTTCCTCGGGTATCAGCCAAACGCACAAATGTCATATCACCATTGCCGACCTGAAAAAAAGTGACTTTCGCTGCCATTAACATCTCCTTTACGGATGCGCTAGATTGAGGTCAAGAACATATGCTGCTATGATGCATCTAGTAATTATACTAGTCTAGTAAGTATGCGCATAATTTTTATACCCATTATGCAACTAAAGGAATTTATTGAAAAATGATTGATAAAACTACACGTACTGGCCATTGGGGTCAGGAGAGACGACTTGAATTCATTGATTTTCGTTTACTATGGGAAGGTCGACTTAACCGTGCAGATATCACTGAGTTTTTCAGGATCTCCGTACCACAGGCTTCTTTGGACTTAGCTAAATACCAAGAAATTGCGCCCGGTAATATGGTTTACGATCGTACACAAAAAACATACATCGCAACTGTTGATTTCAAACCTTTATTTGCAAGTTTCGATAGTAATCATTACCTTAATGAGCTTCTTGGACGTGAAAATGGAATTGTGGATCCTGACGACAGTTTCATTGGGTGGGTCCCCCCAGTCGCCAGCCTTCCTCTTCCCGCCAGACATGTGCAACCTGAGATCCTTATCGGATTAATTCAAGCCATGCAGAAAAAACAAGCATTAGTTGTCGACTATCGTGCAATGACTAATGAACCGGCAATTCGTACGCTATACCCAACAGCTTTCGCTCATGATGGTCATCGTTGGCATATTCGCGCATACTGCTTCAAGTCTGAGATGTTTAAAGATTTTGTACTTGGTAGATTTTTCGAAATCGTTGAATTTGTTTCACCTCCAGCCCTTGTTCCACAAGACAATGATTGGGATACATTTATTGATGTAATTATTGGTCCAAACCCAAATTACGATGATAAAAAAAGATTATCTATTGAACATGATTACCAAATGATTAATGGTGAAGCAAAGATTCGCATACGTAAAGCACAATTATATTATCTTAATCGTCGTTTGAACTTGAATACAAATCCAAATGATATGATAGACGATAACCAGCAAATTGTGATGCTTAGGATAGAATAATCCTTAGGATAAAATATATGAATGGAAAAAATATGAATGAAAATAATAAGGAATGGATGATTTTAGTCATTATCATCTATCTCTTCATTTTGTTGTGCCTAGCAACATATGCCATAGGTGCCATGTCGCTAGGATGGTTGCCCGTGCCATATGCACCATTAAGGGTACCATTAATGTGTGGAGCGATTGCCTATACAGGTGGCTGCTTATATTGTTTTCGTGCAATTTACCTGAACAAATGTGTTAGAAAACAATGGGATCCTGATTGGCATTTGTGGTATTTCATTCGACCTCTGACCAGCACAATTGCAGGTGCAATCAGTTACTTATTTCTCAAGGCTGGACTGTTAGTCCTAGAATCTAGCTCTAACGCTGGGGCTAGTGAAATGGGTTTCTTTGCGCTGGCATTTATTGCTGGTTTTAATGTTGGCAAATTTGTCGCAAAAATAGAGGAAGTAGCTAAAGCTGTTTGGGGTATTGATAAAACTCGAAGCGCCTCTAATAATGACATAAAAGTAACAACAAGTAAAAGCGGCCCAACTGCTGACAAGTGATATCCATTTGAAATTGGATTAAGGCAAGCATAATCAAAAACATTCAATCTTGGTTATGCTTGCTTATCATTTAGAATCCCCCCCTTCATGTTGGTACAACTTATAACAAAATCACTATATCTAAAAATATTATTGCGTCGGCGTCTCATCATTTTCCCTTAGATGTTATAACTGAATTTATACGTGCAAATAACAAGCTTACTGTAGTTGCGTGTTAGTTCCCATAATCTTAATAGCAAATTATCTTCATCTAGTTAGGAGCCTCCGGTTTCTTTGCCAGAAAATCGCTTCAGTCTAACGACTATTTACAACCTAATTTAACTTCAGAAGAAAAGTCAAAAAACGAAGAAAATTCGATTTTTGTTTGTAGACGTGCGTACAAAGCCATAACCGTGAGCGTATCAAGCACAATAGTATTACAGAAAAATAAACTATCTGTTTTTCAACAAATTGAATCAATCTCGCTCTATTCGCTACTAATCAAATTCTACCCGGACTTATTTCTTTTTATCCGGACTTAACTTTTTCACCCGGACCTATACCTCCCCTCCCCCGTTCCGCGCTATAACCGCTCCGACACTCTGTTCCCCTGAGGTGCAATCATGAAAACCAGTGCAGACAGTAACGATGCTTTTCCCGAAAGCGGCAATGTGCGTATACGGCAGGTAGTCCAGTTTCTGGCGATGAGTGAATCGTCGGTTTACCGCCTGCTTAAAGACACCGACTTTCCCCGCCCCGTCCACCTCTCTTCCCGACTGGTGGTCTTCGATGCCGCTGAAATCCGTCAGTGGCAACAGCGCCGCACCGCCATCCGTTAATCCACGCTCAGGGATGAGCCGACTGATACCTCATCATGAAACGCGCCCCTTTTCTCTGTAAGCAGTCTCCGGACCGCACGCTCGAAGTGGTGATCCTTGCCGGAAGTCTGGCATGGGAGACCTCACGCGTGTGGCGAAAAGATCCTGACCGGGAAGATGATGTTCCCCCGGTGGTACTCGGATCAGATGAACTGGCCGATCTGGACAACCTGACCATTATCAGGCCCGACACACTCTACACCCGGGTACTTCGCACTGGCGATATCCGCGAAGAAGATCTGCTGAAAATCGCCGTAAAACTGGCGCACGCGGGCGTGCAGATGGCCCGGTTGATGACTCCCGACGGTGAGTTGCTGGAGAACTGGACCGGACAGCTTGAACGCCTGCGACAGGAAAGGCCTTCCGACATCCTGCCGGATCACTTTCGCCTCGATGAAGAAGCACTGTGGTTTGATAAGCTCACCGAACGCCGGGACGGGGAAAGCGACGTCCAGCCCCAGCGCATCAGTTCCCCTCTGCGCGTCACCGCCATCACCTGCGACAGCCATGACGGCAGCTATGGCCGCCTGCTGGAATGGCACACCACCACCGGGCAGTTGCGGCGCTGGGCCATGCCGATGGCAATGCTCAGCGGCAACGGCGAGGAGCTGCGGCGCATTCTGCTGGAAAACGGCCTGACCTACATCTCCACCCGCCCCGCCCTGCGCAGCCTGCTGTGCGAATACATCTCACGGTCACTCCCCGGACGCCGGGTCACCTGCGTGGAGAAAACCGGCTGGCACAACGGCGTGTACGTGCTGCCGGATGAGGTTATCGGTCCCGGTGGTGACAATGTCATCCTTCAGGGCAGCCACTACCTGACCGGCAGCTTTGCGCAGTCCGGCACACTGGCGGAATGGCAGGAGCAGGTCGCCGCGCTCTGTGCAGGCAATTCACGGCTGGTCTTTGCCGTCTGCTGTGCGCTGGCCGCCCCGCTGCTGCGCCTGACCGGAACGGGTGGCGGAGGCTTTCATCTGCGCGGTGAGTCCACCGACGGCAAAACCACGGTAATGAAGGTGGCAGCTTCCGTCTGTGGCGGGACGGATTACTGGCACTCCTGGCGGGCGACCGGGAATGCGCTGGAGGGAATTGCCAGTCGCCACAACGACGCCCTGCTGCCGCTCGATGAACTGCGCGAAGTGGATCCGCGTGAGGCCGGGATGATTGCCTATATGCTGGCGAACGGCCAGGGCAAGGGGCGCGCCCGCACCGACGGCGAGGTACGCAACCGCAGGCACTGGACGCTGCTGCTGTTCTCCACCGGGGAGTTGTCGCTGGCGGAACATACCGAACGCGCCGGGGAGCGCCTCTACGCCGGAATGGACGTGCTCATGGTACAAATCCCCAGCGACACCGGACAGCATGGTGCGTTTGAGCAGCTACACGGCTTTGCCAGCGGCCAGCAGTTCGCCGATACCCTCTGCGACCGGGTCGCCCGCTTCCACGGCACCGCCTTTCGCGCCTGGCTGGCCTTCCTCACCCGCGACATGGACGCCAGCACCACGCTGGCAAGAGAGTTACTTCGCCGTTACCAGACCGCCCTGATGCCGGAGAATGCCGGAAACCAGGTGCAGCGCATCGTGGCCCGTTTTGCCCTGCTGGCGGTGGCCGGAGAGATGGCGACGCTGCAGGGCATCACGGGCTGGCAGGAAGGCACGGCGTATGAGGCGGTCCAGATCTGCCTGCACGCCTGGCTGAACGAACGCGGCCATATTGCTAACCAGGAGGATGAAGGCGTGCTGGCGCAGATCAAGCGGTTCATCACCGCGCACCAGTACAGCCGTTTTGCCTCGTGGGATGGCCCGGACCGCCCGCTGAATATGGCAGGCTTTCGCCGGGTGGAAAAAGATCCGCTGACGGGTGAGGAACACACACTGTTCTTCATCCTGCCTGAGGGCTGGCGGGAAATTTGCCGGGGCTTCAGTCCAGCCAGAGCGGCCAGATTATGTCTGGAAGCAGAATGCCTGCTGTCCGGCAGCGACGGGAAATACCAGTCGCAGGTTCGCCTGCCGGAGATCGGCAAAGCCAGGGTCTACCGGTTCACCTCCCGCATCCTCAGTATCTGAGTGCCATCTCGCGTGTCTTAAATAAAGGTGGTACAGAGTGGGACAAGTGGTACACGCAGAGCTGGCGCGGGTTTCAGCGTCCCACCTTAGAGAATTTTGTTTAAAAAAAGTGGTACAGAGTGGGACAGCCGTTGCTGAATCTGTCCCACTTTTCCGACTGGTGTTTTTCAGGTGGTACAGCGCAAAGCCACGGCTGGCGCGGTTGTACCACTTGTACCACCTCAAAAACAGAAGGAATGAAAATGGCGAAAAGGGACTGCAAAGGTTAAGGGGGAAAGGAAGGGAGAATAAGGGGGAACGGGCTTGCCCCTAAAATTAAGGGCCGGGCAGCGATATTGTTGTTCCCTCACAGATCTTTTATATAATTTTACGCTTTACTAAAGTAATATGTTGATGTCGGTTATGACTTCCGCTTTCCAAAAGCGAGCATAATACAAAAATAGAAAATATAATGAGCCCTTATGTTAAATAAAATCTATAAATATACTCCATTAAGATTCGATTTCTTTGACAACCTTCTCCTAAGAGCCAGTCAAAAATATGCGTTAAATGATCCATTTGAACTTAGGCCAAGCCATCATAGTGAAACAAATAGTATCGACATAAAGCATTTTGAAGAACTTTCAAACGCTTCATATTTTGATTATGCAGTGATTTCACTTTCAGAAACGAATAATAATCTTTTGATGTGGTCACATTATGCAGATCAACATAAAGGGATTGTCATTGAGTTTGATACCAGCAAACCATTATTCGAAAGTTATAAAGATTTTACTGCTCTAAGATTTGACGAAGATATTGAAGGGGAAATTATTGACATAGAAGAAAACGAACGAAGAGAGAATATAAAAGCTGGGTGTATTCAAAGAGTGCGTTACAATTCAAAACGGCCCAACATTAAAAACTTTGAAAACATCCTCGAACACTTCCTTATAAAAAGTGAAGAATGGATATATGAAAAAGAACATAGAATAATATTACCACTTCTAACTGCTGATTTCATAATCACCCATGAAAAATTCCTAGATAAAATTGCGTTTACTTTATATGATGATGAGTATTTCAATAGAACATCAGTAGGCAATTCGATGTACCTAATTGATATTAAAAATTTATTAAATAGAGAGGGTGAACGTTATCTTAGTGAGTTATATGAATCTCCTCTTGTATCATATGAAGAAACAAAAAACTCTTTTATAGAATCTATCTATCAAGAATACCTGAAAGAAATATCTGAAGACCCAAGAACTATCTTCCTTTACAAAACCCCTCCCGAATCTATTAAATCTATTTACCTTGGTTGCAGAGTTAGCATAGCAGATCGAGATAAACTCATGAAAAAAATCACAAATAGCAGTAAATTATCTCATGTAAATATATACCAAGCTATAACAAGCCCTACGAGATTTGAACTGGAATTTCAACTATTAAAATAACTCATTGCAACCATTATAATATAAATCATAATGGTTGCAATTTAAATATTTTGTTACTTGCAAATATCCTTTAATAAAATATTAACTTTCATTTATTATAGCTGAGATATAATTTAAGAATCGCATCAGCAACTCCATCATTTACAATATAAAAATAACACTCAGGCACATTCAGCACTCGCGCAAACTCACACACCAACTCAAATGTCAGCTTATGCGTACCATTCTCATAATGCGACAACCGCGAGTAAGCCGTAGCCTCTTCTATACCTGCAAGTACACCAAGCTTTTCCTAAGGCAGCTTTGCTCGCAAGCGAGCTTCCCTCAGTCTTTTGGAGATCATACCGTGCACCTTATAGGGATTGCACGGTAATCTTTAGTAATGCTCAAGTTCTTTTATTTTTAGATTTCATAAAGATAGAAACCATAACATTAAAGGGGGGTACTAACACGACCAATTAACTTATTATGCACCTTTTCCACTGCACCCGTTTTCCCCCATATAGCTTCAGCATTGCATCAGCAAAGCTGTCATCCAGCGCGTAGAAGTAACCTTCAGGCAAATTGAGAACTTCAGCAAATCGACAAACCAGTTCGAAGTTAGTTGGGTTATCAACCCACAAATAGCATTAAATTAGACACTATGTAAAACCTGGAACCCCTACAGTATCACAGAAGGCGTTGGCGTACCCATTGAGCCAAATTTGAGCCTTCATAAAAGGCCTGGTAAATTTTGGGATTATTGGGATCGATAGCTACGGCCTCTTATATCGCTTCAACTCGTTCGGCAAGCATGAATGAAGAGTAATCATCACCAGACGACAATAGTGGAACTGTCCCCCCTTTCTGGACTGTTCTGATATCCCAAGAGAAAGTACTTTATTAGTGTTCATCTCTCTTATGATGCCCGCGAACCCAAATACGCCGTGGAGCCTACCCTTACCTTCTTCAGGCAAGAGCAAGAGTCTGGCACGATGAATACCTTCCATGACCTCCGTTCATTAGGTCCCCTCCGGTAGCCCCCTAAGTTTTACTTTTCTCACGGAATTTTTTATTACCGTATGCGTTATTCAGCGTAGTCCGAAGACGTGATCCTGCTCACCCAGTCAAACATAACTTGCATATGATTGCCATTGGATTTCCTCACACCAACCTGACACGCATTTACACCTGTCGTTTTGCCAGTCAAAACCTGTCCATACTTCATATAGATTTTGATACCGACCCCCTGTTTATAGCACTTATTGCAAATCGAAAAATAATCTCTTCTTGATGGAGTATATTGCTGAAGATTAAATTCGTCAGCCGGCACCAGTGAAAGATTAAAAGCGTCATTACCTGATAATTCTTCAAGAATTGCCAGAGACTCTAATTTAACTTCAATGCGCTTATTTCCTTTAGGTTTATCCGAAGCCAGAATCAAATTTTCCCTCGGATTAAACTTCGCAATGTAGCCTGTGATTATCCGGGCATTATTACTCACCAATCGAACAGGGATATCATTAAAACGTAGAAATTGAACTCGACGAGCAAGCATAGAATAATCCCGCGGCCATATTTCAGCCTCTCGCCCGTAGGAAATATCATTTACAGCCATACATTCCATAAAGATATATTCATCTATACTGAATGAAAAAGCCCCGAATTCACGGGGCTGAATAAAACGAAATAAATTAACGTAACAGAGACAGCACGTTCTGCGGGACCTGGTTAGCCTGCGCCAGAACGGAAGTACCGGCCTGCTGCAAGATCTGCGCGCGAGACATGTTGGAAACTTCGGTCGCGTAGTCGGAATCTTCGATACGGCTACGCGCTTCAGACAGGTTGTTTACGGTATTGCCCAGGTTGGTGATAGCAGAGTTGAAACGGTTTTGTACCGCACCCAGATCAGAGCGCAGCGCATCCACCTGCGCCAGCGCGGCATCAATTTTCTGCAGCGGGTTTTCGGTGGTTTTAGCGGCTGCTTCCGCCAGCTCTGGTTGTGCTTTGAAATCATGACCAGCGGCTTTGCTGGCATTGTAGGTTTTACCGTCGATAGTAACGACTTCGGTTTTACCGTCTACGCCACCCAGTTGGTTAGCCGCTGTTTTGGTAGTGCCGTCAGCAGCAGTATAACTTGTGGT